AAGACTGGTAAATCAACATTTGGTAGCCAACTTCCTCGGTCCCTCTTTCTTAACTTTGAACAGGGAACCAATGCTCTTGCCGGAATACGTTCAGTCCCAATACTTCGTTGGACGGACGCAAAAAAGGTTTTAACCCAACTTCGTAAACCACAAGCGAAGGAAATGTATGACAGTATCGTAGTAGATACCGCTTCTATCGCATGGCAACTATGTGAAAAATATATTTGTCAGCGCGAAAATGTTGAAAGTATTCGTGATGTACCTTGGGGACAAGGATGGAATATGTTAAAATCTGAGTTCTCTGAGTTCTGGCGTGAAATTACTTTACTTGGCTTTGGCATTCTATTCATCGCGCACAGTAAGGAAAAGCCAACAGAGATGAATGATGAAGAAGGTAATGCTATTACCGCTGTATGCCCTGACCTCCCCAATCAGGCATATACAATCATCAATTCTATTGTTGATATTATTGGTTATTTACAAGTATAGATGAACCTAGATGGCACCTCTGAGAGATATTTATATACTCGTTCTACACCTACGATATTCGCAGGAAGTAGGTATCAATATCTCGCGCCAAAAATTAAATTTGGTTATCAGGAACTTGTAAATGCGATTGGTGATGCTATTGATGAAGCCGTGAAAAAGGATGGCGCTGAAGTTACTGACCATACCGAGATTGTACAAATCAAGGACAGGCCATTCCAAGAAGTAATGGCAGAAGCAAAAGAGATTTGGATAAAGTATCTCGATGCGGGTGGAGAAGAAAATAAAGACCAGCATCTAATGATTATGAAGGATATTATAAAGAAAGTATTTGGTTCTGAAGATTTCAAACTAAGTCAAGCAGTTCCTTCTCAATCATCACTAGTTGAATATTTTATTGATGAAGTAAAACAGCTTATGTAATTCTCAATTTTAAAAACACGAACGGCCCTGCCCTAAATATGAAAGCGCGTGAGTAATATTAGGTCTGACGGACAATGGAAATGGCTATTGAGAATGTGCCTATCTACCAGGCGTAGAAAAGGCGGAGAGGACGCTCGAAAGGGCGTCCTCGTTTTATATTTGACTTTTTAGGTAAACTATGCTATACTTCATATAGACTAAAAGTATAAGGAGTGATATGTGTGAAGATAACACGCAAATGTTCTAATTGTAAAGAAGAGTTCCGTAAAGATATTCTGATAGAATATTCTTCTCTTTCAGGTAAAACCAGTCATTGGTTTTGCCCAAAATGCTATGAAGAAAAAATGTCAAGAGAAAAGTTCGCAGATAGCGTATGTAAAATCTTTGGTATCAAAAGTCCAGGGCCACGTATTTGGGCAGACCGTAAGGTTATAATTGATAAGTATGGATATACGGATGATACAATTATTGATTGTCTAGAATATGCTTATAATATTCTTGGAATAAAAAAGTTATCTGAAAGTTTATATTTTGTTAAGCCGGATATGGTTGAGAAAATGAAAGCATGGAAGAGAGGAAAGAAAGAACAGGCCGCGGGAATTGCGACTTCTATTGCTACGACAGAAATGGTAGAACATATTGTTCCTGTAAATGAAAAGAAAAGAGAAAGAAAAGAAGTTAGTTTGGAAGATGGATTATTTGACGACTAAGGAGTGATTGTATGACGCTATCCGATACTAATGCTTATCGTCAAGTAATCGGAAGTTTGATGCAGAAGCCAGTTCTTTTATTAGAATATCCAAATATCCAAGTTTCAGATTTTGATTTTAAATCCGCGAGAATATGCTTCAATGCTATAAAGAAATTATTTGAAGCGGGTGTTATGTCGTTATCTCCAGTCGAAGTTGATCAAGAGATTGAAGGCGGCGGAACTACAATATCACAAATATATAAAGCAGAGCATGGGTTAGAGTTTCTAAAAGAAGCATGGAATGAAGCACAATTATCTAACTTCAAATATTATTATGAGCGGCTCAAAAAATATTCTTTGCTAAGAAGATTGAGAAAATCTCATTATGATATTAGTAAGTATTATATTGACGATAAAGATATAGAAAATCCTATTATTGAAGCAGAGATAATAGAACGATTCAATAATGCTACACTTGAAGAAATTTTGAATAGTGTAGAACAAGATTATTCTGAAATTAGAAATGACTTTTTGAATGGCGGTCATGAACAAGGTGACCCCGCAGAAGGTATTTATACACTAATTGATGATTTGAAAAAATCTCCAAGCATAGGCCCAAGTCTAGAAGGTAAAATGTTTAGCAGTGTATGTAGAGGCGCAAGAAAAGGATGCTTCTTTCTGAAGAGCGCGAGTACATCCGCTGGTAAGTCAAGGACAAGTATTTTTGACGCTTGTCATTTAGCATACCCTAAAAGATGGTCGCATAAATTAGGTGGATTTATAGAAGAATTAGATTCTAAGGGCATTGTACGCGAACCACGAAAAGTTTTATTCATTGTAACTGAAATGGATAAAGAAGAACTTCAAACAATTATGTTAGCATATCTTTCTGGTGTAGATGAAGATAGTATTCTACGAGGGAAATATGAATTGGGAGAGGAATCTCGTGTACTGAATGCCGCAAAAATAATGGAAGAGTATAAAGGATACTTCATTATTGAAGAAATAAGTGACCCAAATCTACAAAATGTTGAAGCAACTATTCGTAAATATGTCACGATTGATAATATCGAATATTGCTTTTTTGATTATATTCATACAACTGCGAGTATGGTTACGCAATTTGCGAAGAATAATCTAAGAGAAGATGTCGTTCTAATGCTAATGGCTAATCAGTTAAAGCAGATAGCAAAAGATTATGGAATATTTATATTCTCAGCAACACAGGTAAATTCATTAGCAATGGGCGACGATGAAATGGGATTCAAAGATGAAAAAAGTATTCGTGGTTCAAAAGCAGTAGCAGATAAATGTGATATGGGATATGTAATGACAAAGGTATCAGAAAAAGGCTGGAACACATTAGTTCCGAATTTGAAAGCAGCAGTTCGCGCGGGAACAATTCCACAAAATATACTAGAAAATCCTCCTACTCATGTCTTAGATATTTATAAGATGAGGCGCGGACGTTATAAGATGATTAGAATATGGACTAGATTACATTTAGGAACTGGTGAGCGCGAAGATTTGTTTATAACAACAGCAAATAATCAACCACTAAGTGAACCTATTGATTTATTCTCTAGTGCGACAGAAAGACTAATTGATTTAGAGAAAGAAGGGATTTGATGTTAACAACATTACAAAATCAAGATAAAGAACTTGATCTTATCAATATAAGTAAAGTTGATATTGTCAATTCTCTTAGTCTTTCTGATGTTCACGATTTCTTGGAAGGATTAGGAGTTTCTCCTATTATTATGAATGAAGAAAAAGAATATTTAATTTGTCCAACAATATGTCATAATCCTTTACATGAAGCCGCGAGCATGAAATTATATTGGTATCAAAATAATAAAGTATTTAGATGTTATACAGAATGTAATGAAGCAATGTCTATCTTCAAATTATATCAAAAATTTATTGATATAAATGAAGGAAGAAAAGTTTCAGATATTGAAGCAGAAAATTTTGTTAGACAAAGCATAAAGCATGAGATTCTGGTATCTTCTAAAAATTATTCAGCATATAAAGACAACACAGATAAATATACTTTTACAACCGAAATTCCAGAACTTCCGGAATACTCACCAAATGTATTAGAGTATTTTACCCATTATTATCATCCTCTTTGGCTTAAAGATGGTATTACAGAAAAATCAATGGATAAGTTTCATATTGGTTTTTCAATTGGACAAAATAAAATAACTATTCCACATTTTGATGTAAATGGGCGGTTAATCGGTATTCGCGCGCGCACGTTAGACCCAAAAGAAGCCGAAGAGTTTGGCAAATACAGGCCAATTCAGATAGGTAGTACTTTATATAATCATCAACTTCAGTTCAATCTTTATGGAATATATGAACATAAAGAAGGAATAAAAAGGCGTATGAGCGCAATTATAGTTGAAGGTGAAAAATCCGTATTATTAGATGATGGATATTATGGTGAGTTAAGTAATGCTGTTGCTTGTTGCGGCTCACATTTCAATAAGTATCAGATTAGATTGCTTACTGAATTGGGAGCAAATGAAATTGTTATTGCTTTGGATAAAGAATATGAAGACTGGCGTGATAGTAAAGCAGTAGCATATAGAAAAAAAATTGAAGATGCTTGTATGAAATATAAAGAACAGGCTGTCTTTTCATATATATGGGATTATAAGAATTTATTAAGAGAAAAAGATTCTCCATTTGATAGGGGAAAAGAAGTATTTGAAGAATTATATAAGCATAGAATAAAAGTTAAATAAGGGAGAATAAGTATGGATTGGGAAGATTTTAATAAACAGCAGTTTCCGGAATATTTATTTACTAAAAAAATATTAACAGATATTAATTGTCCAAAATGTAATAGAAAGATATATATGAGAACCGATAAAGTTTTAACTACTTATCCAGCACAATATCAATATGAATGCGATTGCGGTTGGGTAGGATACTCATTTAAAAGGAGTGGTCCCCAATGCAGTATAGATTAAGAAAAACATATAGTAATGACCCAGAAAAAGCATTAAAAGAAATTTTAATTGATAGAGGA